TTGCGTGTCGCATGGTTTCATCACCCAAATTACTAAGGCTGATAAGAGCGGACCTACGAACACCGCCAACAACAACAATTTCTGCAATTTTACAGACAATATCATGAGCCTCCACTGGTTTCATTTTTCGCCCTGAGGCGTTCTGAAAAGTATTTATGGTAAAGTGAAAAAGATCGTCTAATGGTTCAGGACCTGATGCTCTTCCACCAAAAGTTTTAAGGGGGGCTCCTGCAGGTCGTACACCAGACAAATCCCATTTAGGTATTTGTCCTTGCCATACTAATGAAAGCAACTCTTTATATGCTTTTGCCCACCCCAATTTTGAATCTGCTACAACAATCGTAGTGTCCGTTTCATGAAATTCTTCAGCAACAACAGGTAGTTGTGCAACATATTCTTCTTCGACTGAAAATCCTACACCTGTTCCATTCATCAAAACATAAAGAATTTCATCAAACGATCTCGGACTGTCTACCTTTACATATGAACAATTATATCCTGCAATGTTTTCTTTTTTAAGGGCCTCTCCTGCAGTCATTAAGCATCTCATAGATGGCATTATATCAAGATTAGTAATACCCGATCTCAAATCTGCCTCTAATCCATTATCAAGTTTAAAATCGTGTTTAGAATCCAAATGATCCTTAAAAAAACCTATTAATCTGTCAACTGTTTCTTCCCATGTTTCCCGTCTTTTAAGATCATAATTCCATCTTGCATATCTTGATAAATGAATAAATGATTGATACTCTGTAGGTAGAGGCATTTTAAACTCCTTTTAATTTCTCTAAAAATTCTTTTGATTCTCGTTCTGATAATCCATATTTCGACATAACCCAACTTCCATTAAGATTATCTTTGATAATTTTCATTTCTTTAGCGGAAAAAGTTCTTGCATTTAAGACATAATCTTCAAATGCATCACAACATATAGGAAATAAAGGCTTAACCAGTTCATACATTGCTACGGCATAATCTCTAATCTCTTGTTGTGCATGAGAATCCATACGTAATTTAGAGAAGTGAAAAAAGTTATTTAAATCTATCTTCCAGATACATTCTGTATAATTTGAAACTGGTAAAATTACTCTTGCTAGTTCTCTAGCAATTCCCTTGAACCCTTCATAAAATCCATCTAAATTGTTGGGTTCTACAATTTGCCTATAACAACTTTTCGCATGTTCATTAACATCATACATTCGTCCAAGGACAAGTTGTTTATTACCTTCATCTAATTCTTTTCCTCGACCTTGATTATTTTGTTCTGATTGTTCATGTACATCTTTTTCCGCAGGCAAATAAAATTCGTCACTCATTATAGAATAACGACCCGAATATTCGTTTATGTTAGCAGTCCTATGTCTAACAAGTTGTCTCATCACAAATATAGGCAGTTTCAAATGAAACTTCACTTCACACATCTCAAATGGGGATGTGTGTTTGTGTCTCATTAAATATCGAATTAGATTTGTTGTCTGTGATACTTTTCGTGTTCCAGTTCCGTAACTAATTCTTGCGGCATTCTCGACTTCTTCATCGGTGCCCATCACTTCTAATAATTTCACAAAACCATGTTTATGTACTTCTTGCTCACTTATCATAATTTAAATTCCAATAATTTTGTTTTCGCAGTTAAACCTTGATAGGTATTCTTTTCAATAATATCCATAACATTTACATCATTTAAAATCATATCATTAATGTCTTTTTGTACAACATGCTTAGGCCAGATAACTATTTTATAGTTGTCTGAAATAATTCCGTCCATCTTTTTAATGATTTCTTTATTTCTTCTTTCATTATCATATATGAATACAACATCAGTATTAGTAAACATTTTCATATACGCAGATAAATCAGCACCAGCCATAGCAATAGAATTTTCTACGAATAAGGAATCGATTGGACCTTCGACTATGTAGGTCGTTTTATTTTCGTTCCAGGTATTCAACCCAAAAATTTTGGGAGCATTTTCTTTAACTTTTATTGTAACATATCTTAATTTAGAACCACCTCTCAATGATCTTCCTTGAGCGGCAATCATATTATAATCCTTATCAAAAAAAGGTATAACTAATCTAGGATCATCTTCAATTAACTCATATTCTGTGTCAAGATTTAAACTTTTTACCCATTGTTTAAAGTCTTGTGCAAAATAAAGATACTTATATTTACCAAGGTCGATATTTCTGGATTTTACATATTGCTTGCAGAAATGATCATCTTCTAAAGTAGAGACACAGGGTATGTCTAATTCAATTTTGTTGAAGGTAGGAGTTTCAAATTTAAATTCTGGTTCTTTATAATTACTAAATTTGTTTTCACCTGACTTATATCTTTCCATGACATATTCAGAATGTAATCTCATATCTAATTCTTTTAAGAAATTAGAGAAAGATTTCCCCACACCACAATTGTGGCATTTATAGAAAAGATCATTCTCTTTTCTATGAACATAGCCTCTTGCTTTAGTTAATTTTTTTTGTGAATCACCACAGATAGGACATCTAAAATTCCAAAGATATTCTCTTTTTTGCTTAAATATCGGGAGACGATTAGATAGGAGATTCAAATATTTTACATCAATATAAATGGACATGATACCTCTTAATTTAGTTTAATTAAAAGTATATCAAATATTACGAAAAAAGTCAATCACCAGGCTACCATTTTTAAAACCTTTTGTATGGATTCGTCATTTAAATTTAGACTGTAAGCATAATTGTAAACAGGAACCACATCTTTTACTTTATTTTTGGTTTTTATAGATGTGGCTAATTTGTATACTTTTTGTTCGTTTTCATTTAACTGCATAATCTTCAGTCTCGTTAAACTCTCTTATGGCTAATTTTGATTCAATCATATCTATTTGTTTTGTGATGTATTTAACATCTGTTTTTACTGTAGATATGTCTTCTTTAAGTTCTACCACGGTCATAAGCATCCACCCCATTATTGCAATAATGGCGGCTACCATGGGAGTAACTATAAATTGTAAATGATTCATATGTTTCAATTGCTTTTCTGTGTCTTCTGCCATTTACCCTAGTCCGTTTACAAGTTTTAAAAGACTTCTACCCATTTCGATAGCATCTTCTACTTTCTCTGCGGCCTCTTCAACTTCTGCTTCAACATCGATATTGCCGCCTAAACCCAACTCGGTCATTGAATATTTAGCAAGTTCTAGAATTTCGTCCCACTCTAAATCTTCAAGTTCTGGGATTACTTCATCTATATTTTCTACTGCAGGAGCAAGTTTTTTTAGAGGTTCTACAAAGTTTTTTGCATCCCAAAAATCAAAATCACCATCTGATAAACTTACTTTCATTGCATTTGCAAAACTAAAAACAAATGCTAACACTTCTTTAGTTTCTTTTACGCCTCTTTCAGACATTTTATATCTCCATTAAATTATGTGTTTAGAATTGTACCATTAACATCTCGTACTGTTAATAGTCCTCTCGCACCATCACTATTATAACATTTATTATGATATGTTGCATCACCATTGGCGTGCATTGTACAAACGGTTGAAGCAGGATTTTGTGCATCATTACCATCATTTGTTTTAAATTTAATATATCCTTTTTCATCATTTGATGCACCTTCATGGGCTACTTTAATCTGTGCCATTGTATGAGCATCATCTACAGTAACTACTGTAGATAAAGTCCAAATATCTCCATTTGTATGTCCAGTAGTTGCACCAAACGTAACAGTCATTCCATTGGCAAGTTCTTGTGCCGCTCCTGTTATGTTTATGTTACCTGAAGTATCACCTACAAAATTATTTTTAGACCATACAAATTGTTCAGGAGTTTCATCAGCACCGGTTATTTTAACATAGAAAGTATTTGCAGTAGTTGTGTCATAAACTCCACCAAATGTAGCATCATCTAAACCAGTCCCAATATGTTGAGAAGAGGCTAATTCATAACCTGCAAACGCATCGTTAGCATCATTTTGTGTGTTAGCATAACCTTGAAAATTTATTTCAGTTGCACGATAATCTTCTCTACTACCTTCCTCATAGTTTAACAGAGAAATAGTATCTCTTGCTATAACTCCTATATCTGCCATTATACCTCATCATGTCCAAACATCGATTTAAATTTTTTATCGATACTTTCTTTTCTCAATTTTTCATTCTTGAATTTTGTTCTTAGAAATTCGATATTTTGTTGCTTTTCTTCTGACCTTAGTTGTTTTTTACTTTTAGGTTCTTCTCGTAATTTTATTACTCTAATTATTGGAGACACCATATCAGTATCATCTGAATTTATATTTTTTTCTTTTAACTCATCATAGACATACTTTGCTATCTTAAATTCGATATCGTATCGTTCTGCTAAATCTTGAATATTTTCATGATACGTTATTTGTTCCCTAAATGCTGTGAAGTTTTGCATGTTGCCTTCCATATTTGAGATATATCATACCCCCAGTTAATTCGTCTTGCAATATAATGGGTTTTCCTGGATTAGACCTTCCATATTGTCTAATTGCTTCCCCTGTTTCATCATTTCCTACGTAATTCTCATACTTACCATATCTTTTTTTGCCGAATCTGGCTCTCATATAAACTTCAGGTTTTACTAAAAACACTTCTGAACCTGCAAACTTTTTCTTTTTCCTACGAACTCCTGGTTCTGCTTGTCCAGGTTTAGATGGATTATCAACCCCAAGACCTGCGATTCCTCCACCACCTGCGGCTAATCCTTCTTCATCTAATTCTTCTGCCTTATGTTCAACTTCTTCTATTAATTGGTTCATTTCTTTTTTATTATAACGACATTCTTGTAAGAAAGAAGTGTATTCTTTTTCTAAGTACGTTTGATCATAATGCAACTTAGCATCTCTTGTTTCTTGTTCTTTTATTAAAAATAAAGCCGCAGTAAAAGTTCCAAACTTTGTACCACCTCCAGGAACTTTTGCTAAAATCTTTTTTAAATTAAAAACCATTGTATCAGAAATTGTATATGCTTCTTTTTCTTCTTTAGTTTTTAACGTGCTTCTTTTTCTAAGAACTTTTCCTTTTTCATCAATTATACCAAGTTTATAGGCATCTGTATTTTCAAAAGGGGTTACTAGCCTCTTAATAAATTGATAAACGAAAAATATATTACCTGCTGATGATGCTATTCCCATTATTGCTTCTTTATCTCTCTTAATTTTTCTGCTATTTTTAAATCTACTCTTATATCATTACTGATTACTCTTACACCATCTACACTCGGAATATGATCAGGCATATAGTCCAAATAGATTAAAAAGGTTTTTAAATAACTCCAGTATTTCGAATTCATTTTTAAAAACAATATTCTTGCTAATACTTCAATAGGAAAAACATTTCCCAGAGTTATTAGATGATTTAAAATTAATCTTTCTTTTAAATCACCACCCAAATGATATCTATTTAATAATCTTTTCAAATACTTTATGATTTTTAAATCATCATGAAAATCTTGTTCTTTTATACATTGAGGATTATCATAATTTTTCATAGCATATAAGATAAAGTTATCTTTATTCAAATCGTCAAACACTAAAAGTTTTCCTCTTCTACTTTCTTCACTTCTTCTGTTTCATTAGTTTTAAGTTCTTGCTCTTCGGTTTGTCCTAAAAAATAATCACAAGTTTGTAAAGCACCATCGATCATGTTAAGACTTTTTCTTAAATTAATCAACTCTGCTTCAAAGGTCTGTATTTTTTGAACCGCTGAGTTTCTATCATTACTTAATTTTTCAATTTCATTTTGTATAGCAATTTTATCAATCATAATATTATCACTCCTCTGTTATAAATTTTTCTCCTGTAAATTCCTCTAATTTTCTTATCATGCGTTCCATATTAACACGCATAACTTTTCCTGTTTTAACATTTCTAGAATAAAACTCCCATTCCCCTTCTTCATTGTGAGGACCGAGTTTCGTTTCGTTTCCTCCCTCATCCATTGTATATATGTGTGATTCAGCAGAGTCATCTTTTGCATACAAATATGCTTGATCTGCTCCTTGAGCAGTTGGTGCAGTTCCATTTTTAATAGCAAGAATACCTGCCGCTGATCCAACATACCCAGTATTACAAACTGCTCCTGCAAGTGCTAGAGAAGTTTGAGCATACACTTTTCCACCAAACCATGCTGATTCTGCAACACCTAAACCTCCAGCAGTTTTTATTGATCCTGTTGTAGTAGATGTAGAATTAGTTGTTGATGAAACATTAATTGCAGTTGCTCTTACATGATCACTAAAAATAAAACCAGCAGTTGAATTATGAGTCAAAGTTGCTTCGGATCCACTTTCTAAATCCATTCTACCACCAGTTGTTCCACTTCCTGCCGCAGTTCCATCCTCTTGTAATAGAAAACCAGAAGATGTTGTATTACTCATAATTTTAACTTGACTTCCAAATGTTATAGAAGCATCATTTGATACTTGAAGTTTTCCATCCGATCTAATTTTTTGACTATTTTCTATTTGTAAATTTGCTTTTAATTGATCAGTATTTGCTTTTAAATTAATATTTGCACCAGCCGTTAATGATCTTAGAGTAAAATCTTTACCAGATCCATCAACTCCAATTGAAACTATTCCTGTCATGTCTACATTAGACTTAACATTCATCAACGTACCATCTATAGTTGCACCAGCACCCGTAATATTTAAGTTTGCACTACTAATAACGGTATTTGCACCAGAAATTGTAACATTTGAACCAATTGTCGTATTTGTTCCTGCAATTGTTGTATTAGCAATCACGTTTAAGATTGCGGATGCTATTTCTACGTTTGCAGTTGCAGTTAAAGTAATAAGATCATCAGATGAAATTTCTAATTCTCCATCTGCAGGTGAATTTATTGCTAAAGTTGCATCTCTAAAAGTTAATTCTTTCGTTCCTGATATACTTACATTGTCTGAAAAAGCACCATATGCGGCACTTACATTTCCTGTGGCCGCAACTGCACCAGCAACAACAACATTTCCTGTTACTGTGATATCATCAATATATGCATTTGCAAAACGATGTGTGGTATTTCCTAAATCATGGGAAGAATCTGTATTTGGGACAATATTTGAACCAATATCAGCATTAAACGATACTGTATCTGCATTAGAATCACCTAATGTTATCGTTCCACCATCAGATGTAATGTTTCCATTTGCATGAATGTTTCCATGTACATTTAAATTTTCTCCAACAACTACACTTTTAGATACACCTACACCACCTGCAACTGTTAATGCTCCTGTAGTATTACTAACAGAATTAATTGTAGAAGATAATGCTACATTTGCACTCATCGTTACATTAGAACCTATAGTAGCGGCGGCCCCTGCTAGAGTAACATTTGCAGAAGAATATACATTTGAACTTGTTATGTGAGTATTTGTACCAGACAAAGTTACATTAGATGTAATAGTAGCAGTACCTCCACCAATTGATACATTTGATGTTATGTGAGTATTTGTGCCTGTAATATTTACATTCGCACCACTAAGAGTGGCGTTTGCAGTAGTGGTAGATATTGCACCTGCAATTGTGGAATTCGATGTTATGTGTGCATTAGTACCTGCAATACTTACGTTTGCACCACTAAAAGTGGCATTTGCAGTAACAGTTGTTACACCACCAGCAATTGTAGAATTCGATGTTATGTGTGCGTTTGTTCCAGAAACAACTACATTTGCTCCTGAGAATGTTGCATTTGATGTAACTGTGGTATCAGTACCAGCAATTGTAGAATTGCTTTTTATATGAACTAATGGACCTGTGAATGTGACATTTGATGATGCATTAGTATTGGCGGCAAGCAGTAGATTAGAAGAAGTGTCTCCACTAATTGTACCTACATATGCATTTTTCCAACCAAAAGTTGTATTACCTAAATCATGACTATTATTAGTTCCTGGTTGTACATTAGAATGTACTGCTGAAATTGAGACAACATTTATAGTTGCGTTAGCATTTACTGTTAAGTCTGTATCGACTTTAATACTGTCATTAACTGCAACACCACCTTTAAAAATAACAGATGCATTGGAGGAACTACCCAATGCTTTAGTATTAGCAAATACTATTTCGGGTTCAACATTAGCAAAGAAATTAGTTAATGATACTTTTTTATTTGTAGGAGTCCCTGCTGGATCATCCACGACCAGTAATAAATCTTCCCTGGCCGCAGATGCTAGAGCAGGCAGACCCGAAATACGTTTGTCTGCCATATTACTTCACTTCTCTATTAAGCGGTTATACTTGTATTACTCGTTGCTAACAACCAATATTCTGTGCCATTAACTTTGATTCTTAGTCTTGCATTTGAAGATGTATCTGCAACCGCGGTTGAGAACATCACAAGATTTGAACCGTGAGCAGTTGTATTTGCGGCAACCGAAGCGGCAATGTAAGCATCAGTATTTGATGCACCACCTACTGGTGTACCGAGTTCTGCAAAGTAATGTACTGCTTGTCCTGCAGGATGATTAGCGGCAGTATATCCACCTTGATCTCTCAAACTAAGAAAAGCATCAGGTTTTGTTGCTCTTGCAGATGATCCTTTATTAGTATCATTTACATCGATCATTAAACCGTAAACTCTTGCTGAACCACCTGTATATGCAGTATTTACATTCTGTGATGCAAGAGCATTGGTCATATTCAATGTAATCTTTGCACCAGCGGCAGTTGTTGTAACTTTTGTGTTACTTCCTGAAAGATTGGCATCAATTTTGGCGCCAAAAATATTAACTACTGAGTTAGCATCACCAGTTCGGTGATCATGAGTTGTCTGTGCGTTTAGGGCGACAACATCACCTGCAGTTGCATCAGTAGCAGTTGAAATGGTTGTTGAAACGAATGCTCGTCCAGAAGCATCTCCTGAATTCGTTGTGTGATTCAAGTTTCCATATAGATTAAAAACAGAAACTTTTTTGTTTACAGGACTGCCTGTTGGATCATCGACTATATGAACGATATCATCTGATGCTACTCCAGTGGAAAGATCAGTTAAATCCGTCATTTTTTTATCAGCCATTGCTTTAACTCCTTACTACTAAGTTATGTGAAGTTGCCGGGACTCGACCAAGGCGGTTATGAGTTTTGTGCTTCTTCAATTAATTGTTCTAAAACTACTTTAGCACCGTGCAAACCCGATAATTCGTATTTGACGGTTTCCTCTCTTTTATTTAGTTCTCTCTTTTCACTTGTAATATCATTTAATTTAGTTTCTTGCTCAATAAACATTTCTTCTATTTCTACTAACTTTTTTTCTAGAATAGAAATATGAGACTCCTTTTTGGGAGCCTCATTATCTTCAACATCATCTACTTTAAGTTCTGGAACAGATCCAACAGGATCATCGTTCACATCTTTTACTTTATTAAACGTATCTTTAAACATAATATCCTCAATTAAACATTAATATTAACTATCAGCCAAGCCTCCAGTTTCTTCGTCACCACTAATAGAACTTGATGCGACTAATGTTTCGTACCAAGTTGATGATGCACCAAGCCTAGACTTAGTATGCTTTTTTATCCAACCTGCATGTGTTACAGAATCAGAAACTCCGGTTTCAGTTGTGTCAGCACCAATAATCACTTGATTTTTGATGTCTGTCTTACTGACATATTTAGGTGGCTCTGATACCCAACAATCTGTACCTCCAGCATGTGCGGCAGTCCATCCCTCAGAAACCAAAACAGTTGTTCCTTGAACACTTGTTACAACTCTGTGTTCAGGTCCATTGCCGCCTCCATCAGAATCAGCAACAATTACATCACCGATTGATACTTTTGCAGATGGATCACTATTAAAAACGGTATGAGTATTTCCTGCAGTTGTGACGGTAACTGTCAATCCTGTATCAGTACCATCGTTATTTCCCCATAAAGGCATTGTTATCTCCTAATTAAATTTTCTTTGAAAAATTTTGTATCTTTCTTCGGATGAAAATCCTTTGTCAGACCAATCTGATGAAGAAGATACTGCTTTCTTAGGTGCAGGAGGAGCCGCTTTAGGTGCTTCCTTCTTAACAACCGGTTTTGACACTACTTCTTCTTTTGCGACTTCTTCAGCCATGATACTCCTTATTTAGTTACTGTAAAACCATTTTTTTGATTTTTTTCATTTGATGATATGAACTCCGAGTATACGTCCATACTTTCAAAAGTTCGAGGCGGATCTGTAGTATAGATACCGTGCCCTAACTTTTCTTTACCGATTGCAGGAGTACCTTCATCTCCAACAATACTGTTCTCCTTTTCACTCAATTCCTTAACACCGAATCCAACCATCATTTCAATGAATTCATCCATTGCCATGTCATTATCATCGTAAAAATTTTGTACATCCGATAATGTAATAGTTGCCAATGCTCCTTCTTTGTTTTCTAATCTTAACTTATCAGGAGTTGATTCGATCTTGTAAAAAGAATAGTCTTCTATATTCTTAATAGAAGTTCCCATTAAATAATGAACCATTTGTTCAAAGATTCTATATGGATCTCTGTCATTCATAATGACATTTCCTTCTTTGACATTCTGTCCAGGAGTTTCTTCTTTGTAATTATCTGATAATTCGTCAGTACCCCATTCTCCTGCTCTTTTTTCAGGCTCAACGAATTTCTTTCTAGCACTTAAAACCTTTTCAAGTTTTAATGATCCTTTATTGGCCATATCTTCCTTTTCTTGTGTAGTAGCGGATTCATAGATTCCTTGGTGATCACCAATTTCTTCGTATTTCCTCCTGCTAAATCCCATTTGTTTAGCCAATTTTTCCCAGTCAGAAATTTTATGTTCTTTGTCTGGTCCTGCTTTTTCTTTAGCAATGGCTTTTGCTTGATTCATTAAATACAGTTTGTTGACCATGCTATTACCACTTATATGATGTTGTTGTTTTTCATCAAGATCAACTTCTTCGACATACATGTTAAGTTCATATCGTTTATTGTCTAAATTTGCAACTTGAATATGTACGTTTTGCTTTTTGTCAGTACCTAGAATATAACGATTTGTTTTACCGTTAGATGGTTTTCTTGGGCCTGTTGCAACTTTGTTATCGATATCATCTTTATCGACTATATATCCTCGTTTCTTTGCAACTTCATAAGCATGTTGCATAGCGGACGAAAAATCTTTATGATAAAGTTGATAGTCAGATTTTCTTGCTTCATCTAACCCTGCTCTTTTTCTTTGTGCATCTTCTCTTGCTTTTTTCTCGGCTTGAGCAGTTTTTCTATTTGCATACTTAGGAACGGTTCCTTCTGTTTTCTCATTATTATTAGTAGAAGCAGGAAATCTGTCTCTCACTTCCCTTCCCACTTTCTTCGCCACTCTCATACCTACTTTTGCTAAACCTCTTCCTGCTGAAACTGCAAGTCTTGCGGCTCCCGCAACTACAGGTGCAATTTCGTCTACGGTTTCTGTTCCTTCAAATTGTCCTTTAATAGAACGTGATTTCAAAATTTCATCTCTTTTTCTTGACAAATCACGCATTTGATCACGATCCTTTCCTTTAAGATATTTCATATGTTTTGTTCGACTATGAAGTTTATCAATATCTTTTTCAATTGCTTTTAACCTATTATTTCCTGTATTTACTTCTTCAGTAAAACCACGATTTCCTGCAAATTTCTTTGCACCATCAAGTGATGGATGAGAACCCCAATCTTTAATTGTTTTACCAGATTTATCTTTAACACTCATTGAAAATTTGTCACCTTTTTTATCTCTTTTTGAAATATGAAAAACATGTCCATCTTTATTCTTTAAATATGCTATGTTTTCTTCAACAGATTCTTCTGTCCCATATCCAGGATGACTTGGTTTTTTCAACTTCTTTTTTTGTGCTTTGTAAGCCTGAACTGATTTTGCAACCCAACCGCTTTTCTTATCGGCAGGATGATTTACGCCTTCACGTTTTAAATATTTTCCTAATGTTTTTTCTTCATTTGCATGTTTCATCATATCACGAATCTTTCTAATCTTATCATGCTCTCCAGGTTTTAACATCTTAATTGCTTTATCCCTAGCAATTTTCTTCAAAGATTTAGCATATGCTTCAGTTGATTCAAGAATAAAAGCATCAAAATCTACACTTTCCTCAAAATGATGAGATAGTGCAGGTGAGATTCCTGTATAATTTTTCATAACTTGTTTTGGAAAACTTTTAGCCATCATACCCAAAACAAAATCTCTTGGATCTGTATCATTATCGATATCTTTAGCGGCTGGTATTTGTCCTGAAGCGGCTATTTGTGCAATCTTTTCAAAATATTGTTTATCGATTCCACCTTTTGATTTAGCATAAGCGGCCAAATCTGTAGCAAAATCACGTAATTTTCTTCGAACATTTTCATCTATTTGAATCTCTTCTCTCATTGGATTGGAAGAAACTTTGATCATATATGAATGTCCTTTGTCTTTAGAAATTATATTTCTAACATCTTTTTCTATTTCTTTAGAAACATATAGTTCTTCGCCCTTCCACTTAAATTTTCCATGATAGTCTTTCAACAAAGCATTAATCTTTTCTTTATATGCTCTGTTAGGCATTTCATCTATTTGAACATCTTCATGTGCTACAACATTAGGTGCTTTTCCTTTATGATAGACATTTCCCTTTAATGCTTTTTGTGCTTTTTTAATATTCTTTTTATGAACTTTAACATTTTTACCATCAAAGTCCCCTTCTACTCCAGCATCACCTAAAGCCATTTTTACCTGTAAACGTGTTCCTTCTTCAACTCCCTTATGCACTTCCACTTTGTCTGATTCACCTGATAATTTTATAGGTTTCTCATTCTTAGTTTTTTTCTGTGCTTTGATGGATTTCCCAATTGCTTTTCTTTTCTTCGCAAGATATTTGTCAGATTTATCTTTATCACCATCATTATCAATATCCCCATCTTCTTTTCCAACAGGATCTAATTTTGGTTTTTCTTCACCATTACTCTTTGCTTTTGCTTCCCCATTACCATTTGTTTTCTCTTTCGCCTTTGCTTGAGCATCCTTCTCACGTTTCTTTTTATCGTCAGGATTGTCTCCCTTAGCATAATGGTGATGATGAACATCTCCTTGTTCATTTAAAGCATCAGGCTCTGTTTTTTCTTCAGAAGTTTCTTCAGTTTGAGTCTGTTTTAGTTTTAGAAATTCTTTATATACCGCATCTTGTTCGGGATCTACAAATGGTCCTGGAACAAATGTTTTAAATTCTTCGTCTAAGTAAATATCTGACATATTATTCCTCATCCTTGCGTTGAAGATACTTTCGTTCTATTGGGGTTGCAGTTCTAGTTTGTACTGATTTTTTATCTTTTGTCTTAACAAATCTTTTTTGTGCATCGGTTTTTGCTTTAGAAACAGATCCTTTTTTTACATATCTACCTTGAGGTGTGTCTACAACAACATCCGCTTCACTTAAAGCAAGCCATTTTTTAAATGCATGATTTGTATCCATCTCTTCCTTTACTCTACTGTTATTTGAACTAACATTAGACCACAAATCATCATCAGCAGTTAATCTTGTTTTTCCACCAGTTAAGAAGGAATTAACTCTTGCTTCTGCATATTGTTCTGCCGTAGTTCCTGCTCTATGACCTACTTTCCAAGAACTAAGTCCTCGTTTGTAAACTTTTTCTAAAATTTTAAAAGGTACTCCTGTTTGTTCTGCTTTTAGTCTCAAAGGATCAAATTCTTCTTTTAGTTTATGTGCAGGTACTTTTTCCGATCTTGCAAGTCCTGGAATAGAAACCATATAGAATGGACTCCCTGGTCCTTGATTGTCATATCGTACAATCTTTCCTGTTACCATTCCCTTTCCTTTTGCTGGATGAGCAACTTTTACTCTTGCACCTGTCTTTAAATGATCTTCTTTAACAACTTCTTCAGTAAATTCGACTGGAACTGAAATTGTTCCCCATTTTGAATCATAAGTTATCATCATTTCTTTACCCTTAGTAGAATTCTTAAAATCTTTGTGAACCTTACTAAAATTCTTTTTAGAAATGTGAATTTTCTTTCCATCATATTTGTAATCTCTATTTACAAGTATGGCTTCTAATATTCATTCCTCAGGTAATCCATGTTTGTTATGTTGAGCCCAAGCAAATGCATATGCTTTATCTGTACCAACTTTTTTCTTTAATGCTTTTACTTGTTTTTCTCTTCCTGGAGGTGCAACTTCGTCTACTCCAGATGGAAACGCAACTTGTCCTCGTCTTTTCATTTCTTTTTCAATGCGTTTATGCATGTGTTTATTGGCTGGTGAAGACATATCCATTGAAGAGAATTTTTTATGCATCTTTTTTAAAGTAGAATCGGACTGCTTTCCCATTTTTGCATCTTCACCAATTGCCCTTTTATCTTTCTTTCTTCCATACTTCATTTCATATTCATGATCTCTTGATTTCTTTAATGCAAATGCAGTATTTCTTGCTTTTATTCTAGCACCCGCATCTTCATTAGGACCATATCCCTTAGGCGTTACATCTGTTATCTTTACACCCATTTTTTTCTCTTTTGCTTTTCTAACATCTGACATTTTTTTAAATATCTTTTGTAAATGGGCCTTTTTATCTGCATCTGTTTTTGGATATTCAGCACCCTGTTCTTCTACTCCATCTACAAAATCTACTTTACGTACACCGACTTGTTCTGTAACAGATTCCACTTTCATAGCCTTTCTTATTTCGTTAAACATTGATTTAGAGTCTTTAGCAGATAACTTTGTACCCTTTTTAAAATTATTAAAGTCACCAGAAACCGCAAATCCTCTTAGTTTTGATGCGGACATTCCAGAGACTCCTTCAGCATCAGGATCACGTTCTCCTGAACTAACAAAATCAATATTTGTAAAATCATAAAATCCATGAGCCTTTCCTTCGACTCCATTATATTTAGGAATCATTTTGGAGAACTCATTTAGTCTATCACTACCAACTACTATAGCAACTTCTTTAAAACCTTCTGAATATAGATCAGATAATGCTTTAAAGATGTTAGGTTTAACATCAATATTAATATGTTGTCCTAGCGTTTTTTCAGCATAAACAACTTTTCTATCTGGATCTAAAGGATCCTTTTTAGCATTCTGTGAAGGAGATAGAAAAATGTAAGGCTCTGCTTTTCTCCTTCGTGCTTCCGTTTGAATTTTTTTCGCAAGTTTGACATGCCCTATAGTAGGAGGATTCATTCTACCGTAGGTCGCAATTGCCGTTTTCCCTTGCTTTGATTCTGTTAAAAAATTCTTGTATAACTTCATTTAAGTATTTATTCAAATGATGGTACTTCTTGTAACTGGTTCTCATCATCTACATACATTTCCACGCCCTTATGCATGACCATAGTATGTGTGTCCCTAAAGGCTTCTTCCTTTACTTTTGCTTTATCTTTTTTACTCTTCTTAACTGTTTGAAGAATCTTTTGATATACAACTTTATCGCCCATTATAAGACCTAGCATTTTATCAAAAATTCTCAAAATCATCATTCTTTGTTTAGGAGTTGGTTTTTTACCTTCTTCTAAATCTTTCATTGTTTTGAGAAATAATGCGTATTCTCCTTCGCCAATTAGACCTTCTCGGGCTAATCTTTTCAATCGTGCATCGACATCTTCATTCAATGCAATGTCCAAATACTTTTCATTTAATGTGTCTAAGAGACCTTGTTCTTCTTGTCGCATTAACTACTCCCAAATGTTTTTAGTGCTAAAAAATTTTGTCTAGAAAATTCTAGTCTATCTATTAATTTTACTGCTCCACCGTCTGATGTAACTGCCACAAATCCTTCTGGATTTGTAACTTCAAAACCACTATCGGTTCGTATAAATGTTTTTGTCAAAGGTTGAATGTCTTGTAACTTTTGAACAATCATCATTTTAGCGGCTATAAGAACATTTTGCATTTGAAACATATTTTTCAAAGCATTTTTATTCTTATTAAAAAATGTTAAAAATTGATCATTCTTTTCACGCCTTTTTTGTTTACCTTTTTCAGACTTTAATTTATCAACCTCTTTATTTAACTTATTATTTAAGTATTTAATCAAACCAACAACATGACTATTAACATTACCAATGGGCATTCCTTCTTTAATCTTTAAATTAGTGTACGCCTTAATCTGTGTATTTAAATATTTATCTTCCGCAATACTGTTCAACATATTCTTATCAAGTGTTCTAAATATCCTACCTGACATTGAAAGTATGGCGAAAAACTTCTCTGTTTCTTCCTTTGTAAAAGATGCTATTCCATCCATTTTTTCATATTCAGCATCTTTATACCACACATCATCCGACTCTTTAAAACGAGAAACATCAACATTAAATGTTGCATCCATCTGGTTTACTCGTTCACCTTCATACTTCGTATGCCAAACAACACCCAACTTTGAAGCATTTACTTTCTTTCCTAATTCACTTCGCAACTTAACTGCATATGCAATAGTATTAGGTTTAAAAACAATATGGGGTTCACCATCGATATTTTCTACCGATTTATGATTTGGTAAACTGAATAACAAATCTCCTTGATATACACCATCCATTCCAATGTCTTTAAGATACATTAAAGAATACTTTAATTTGTCTCTTAAATCACCTTCATGATTTTCGTCTATATCTTTATTTGAAAAGTTTAATTTTGGTTCTTTCGCAAAAGCACCATGCTTAGTTGCAACAAAAAACTTTCCACTTTCAGGATCAACACCAGCCAATATTGCTGGTGCCCCATCCCATTTTGTCGTTATTTTTATCTTTTTAGAGGAATCACCTTTTAACGTAGAACCTAATGAACTTAAATAAGTAATTGCTTTTTTAACTCCATTAAAACCGCTATTCAAAACCTCATCTTCTATATGCTCAAGATGCTTATTAGCACCTTGAGATTCCACTAAAAAATCTTTGAATTTCAGCATATTTCTTTAGCATTGTCCTCTAATCGTAATATAAACATAAATAGTCACTAACTATTTATGAATATGAGGAGTTTGGTGGGCTATAAATTGTACTCTTTTTGATACCAGAGCCACTGATTTTTACCATTGCGTTCACCTTTAAAAAACGGTTGGGTGTTGCAATTATTTAGAAACTTGGGGTTGGAATATATAAGTCTTGCTATATTGACACGGACTGCTTCAGTGGTATTAAAAAAATTAGAAAGAACACATAACCAAGTAATAGTTCCGTAATACTTTCCATACAAATATTTTAAATGACCACCAGAATTGTCTAAAGTAAGCCATGATTGTAAAAGTAGATCATAGTTTTTTATATCTGTCATTTCTTCATTTTCAGATATAATTCGTTCTTCTACTTTAACATGTACTTTTTGTTCACTACAACCTTCAAGACATTCGCCTGTTTTAACATTTTGGGGACAACCTAGGGGATTATGACACTCTTGAACATTCTTTACGCCCTCTGTAACAACTGTTTTTGAATCCCATTCTGGTTTTGGAATAGCAGATTTTGCTACAGTTGCTTTTTTCACCACAAAGGGCTTCAATCTAATTTCTTCTCCTTCTTGACTGACAACAATCATTTTAGTACCACCAAGGTCTATAACAGTACCAAATTCCATTGCAAAAACCGTACTTGACATTACAAATAGCATTGCTATCATCATGAATCTATACATATCACCTCTCTTTGAGATTAACAAAATGGTGGTAACACCACCCGATTACAACTACTATTATATCAAAAGGGGAGAATATGTCAAGTTTAATTGAAGGAAAATTCAGAAAAATCCTTCTTTTTGGTCATTCTATTGTCGGTTCCGACATCAAATACAGGAGTATCTTCTTGTTTTTTCTTATTCCAAGGTGTTTTTTTCTTTTGTGCAGACCTTGCAACTAAATCATCTTGTGCAGTTTCTTCAAGATCATACAATTTCATCTTGGCTCTATCAATTCCAATCACGAATCTTTTATGAGTTCCAGGATCACTATATCGATTTTTCAACTGTTTAACAAGAATTTGATCAAGTTCTTCCAATTCTTCTGTACTAATCAAAGCAAACATAAAATCAGCAGTTGCAGGAAGACCAAAAGATTCAGATGTATCTTCTAATCCAAGATCAGTATTTGTAAAACCTGATCTTGTCGTTTGGGTTGCAGAAACAACAGGAAGATTGTTTTCAACTGCAAGACCACGAACTTCTTCTGCAATTGATTTGATATAGTTATAAGAATTTACAGTATTACCATACTTCAATCTAGATGAAGCCATGATATTTAAATAATCTACAAATATAATTTCAGGAACAAATTTTCTTTTTAATTTTAATTCATTCAATAAATTTCTAAAATGATTTACATTTGCAGAAGCAGGCGGATATTCTTTCACGATCAATTTACCTTGTGTAGACTTCACAACTTTCTTCATTTTTCTATCATATAAGTCTTTAGGAATATCATGCAAATCATCTATTGTTATATTCATTAAATTAGCATCAATTCTTTCTGCAATCTTTTCTTCCGCCATCTCAAGTGTAATATACAATACATTTAAACCTTGAGATAAACAAGCGGCCGCATGATGACACATGAATAAAGATTTACCAACACCTGTACCAGCAAGTGCAACATTTAAAGTCTTTTTAGATAAACCGCCTTTTGTAATTTTATTAAAGTAATCTAAATCGAAAGCCAATTTTTCTTCGACTCTATGATAAGACTCAAATCGTTCATCAGAATCTTCGATATAATCATGACCAATATTAGGATCAAAACATACTGCTAAAGCATCAGATAAAATTGCAGGGATTGCTCCTTTATCTTTTTCAGTATCTTTTTCATTGTCAATAATACCTATTGACTCAAGAACTGCATTATAAATTGCTTTATCTTGACAAAATTTTTCAGTAGATTCAAGCAACCATTCAACTTCTGTATCTTCTCTACTATCAAAATATTCCGTTACTTTATTGGAAACTGTACCAAATTGATCTTCTGTAATTCTAGTATTATTTCCAACTTCTATAATGAGTGCTTCTTTTGTAGGAAGTACATTATAGTTATTAACGTATTTTTGTATTTCTTCAAAAAGAAATTGATCAGTATGATCTGAAAAATAATCTTTTTTTAAATAGGGTAAGGATTTTCTAGTAAACTCATCAGAGAATAATAGATTCCTCAGTATCGTGTCCTCGATCCTCATCATGCGTATCCATGTCTATGTTTTCTTGAATTACTTCGATTAAAATATCACCAATTAACTTTTCAAATTCTATACCTTCAGTATCAGAATATTTCTTTTCTCTAATTCCTTCAGGTATTTCTAGTATATCATACTCAAAACGATATTTCAACTCTTCTTCCCCTTTTTCAGGTTCTATTAGTCCGAATCGATTATATTTGTAAATTACATCTTTAAATTTACCTTTAACTATGGCAAAAGCATATTGTACATCATCCTCATTCTGAGGATTCCTCACCATCTTGTACCACTTCGTCATCTTCTGTTGTTGTTCCATATAGAAATTTCTCCTGACAATATTCGTCAATTTTTTTCATTATGTCTTCAGTAAAATGTTTTTCTGGATCCTGCATGATTTGCTTACCAAACAATTTTGCTCCGTCAGGTAATTCAAAACGTGTGGAAACTTTTTTAAAGAGACCTGCTTCTTCAGCAAGTTCAAGCATTCCGTGCCATCGATCTAATCCTTTATCATAAGTCACCAATGCATCTACTTTTTTGTTCTCTACAGTCAATCTAGATTTATGATTCTTACAATGAATAATATTTCCAATAACTTCTGTTCCATCTTTTTCTTTTCGTTTCGAAAGAAAAACAATATTACTTGATGCATAATATAAACCAGTTCCGCCACCCATAACTTGTTGTGGAAACATAACTCCAACTTGTGAATAAGTATGATTCGTTACAAGCATTGGTACTTTTGCCTTACCTGCTTTAAGTGTTAATACTCTAAACGCACCCTTTACAAGGGCGGCTCTTGTCATGTCTTTAGTCTCTTTACCATCAGCAATATCTGTTAATTCTTTTGTTGTTGATAGCATACCAAGACTATCAAGACATATCATTAAAGGTTTTTGATCTTCACTTGCAAGATGCTTATCAAGAATTTTTGATGCTTGATGAGCAAATTCTTGAATCGATGCAACTGGTAACATGACCATACGAGAAGCATCAATACCTCTTGTTTCGATCATATCTTTTGTTATTGCAGACTCAGACTCAAAATAAAGAACACCACCGCTAGGATTGTCTGACAAAAACTGTTTGACAATACCAAGTACAAAAAATGTTTTTCCTGTAGCCGATTCTCCAGCAAAAGCGGTAATCTTGTTTGATGCAAGTCCTCCGTAAATGCTTCCCGAGAGTAAAGCATTAAGAGCATAACTACCGGTATCAATAAAGGATTCAACATCACCTGCTTCAATACCATCTGAAACCAATCCAGCATATTCATTTCCTGTCTCCTTAATCATATCTTTCAAAAAATCCATTATAACTCCTTATATAAAAAAATCTTCAAGTGTACTTCGTTTTTCATGCTCCCATCCAACACATTTTAAAACATTTTTCAATGGTTCTAAAAAGGACTTGTTAAATTGCATATTGTAATCTATGTATTCGTGTAAACCAAATTCTTTAGGCAATGTTGTCAACATACTAATTACAGTATCTCCTGCAGGATTTGGTTCTTTGAGATAAGAAAACTTAATCTTTTCGCCTTCTTGAATCATTTGATGGGCTTTTGTAAGTTTATGTTGTTTTAGTAACTTATTATGTATAATAGTTCCTTTTACATGTATCGGTGTACCTTTCTTATAGAGTAACACACTATCACTATATTTGTCAATCCCCTTAACAGACCTTGGAAAAGCAACATCTTCAGGAGGAAGTGTTTTAAATTCTTCATTAAATTCTTCAATAAATTTCTGCATTTGTTCTTCAGTACCATTCATAAGAATATCAAAAGATTTTTTTAATTTCTCTCTACAAACTGCAGGAGTTGAAGATTTAACTGATTCTATACCCATTACTTTTAGTTTAGGTTTTGCATATTGAACACCTTCACTATTATGGACATTCATAATATAATGTTTCTTACCAGTCCAAACCGCTTTATCAGCAAGAACTTCTCTAGACATATTCATTTTTTGCTGAAACGCATTCATATAATCACGTAATGATTTGAAAGACTCATTTATACATTCTTGTATTTTTGTTTCGCATACTTTGTCTAAGAATTTGATAACTTTTTCTTTATCATTTGTATCAGGAAAAACTGACTTAACTAAACTATCTAAGCAAATATAAATTGAATCAGTATCAGCGGCTACAATATAATCTTTATCTTCAGTTTTAAGAATTTTATTTAAATATCGATTAACATCATTTTCAACCCATCGAATTGATAACTGACCACCAGTAGTAATTGCAGTTGCTTGTCTCTCATCATAGAATCTAAAATACTGATTACCCAAGGCACCATAAGCGGAATTGAGTTGAATCTTTCTAGCCATCTGCATATTATTCAAACGTGAAACCTCTTTTATTAATCGAAATCTCTCACCCTCTTCCTTTTCATTTTCTAATAATTGACTTGTCTTGAGCATGTCTTTTTTAAACTTTTTTCGTTCTGCATACATTCTCTCCATCATATTAGGAAGAAACCCTTGAAAATCATTTGAAAAATGAAATCCATTAGCACCCATGCAAATATTTTCATCTTTAGCATAATCTGTTTCTATATCTCTATCTAAAAGTTTAGAAACTGATAGAGACTTTTGAGGATATTGTGTAAGTAAAGTTTCTGGCGATATATTGTATTGCATAATCAAATGAGGATACAAACTATCTAAATCGAAACTAGCAACCCACTCATACATTCCAGGAATGGGTTCTTTTACATAAGCACCTTCGTATGGTTTGTCTTTTAAAGAAGTTGTCTTAGGAGGAAGTTGTATTCCTTTTGATCTTAATTCATTATAAATCAATGTGTCCCACATTCTCACTTGTGTATAAACATCTGTATAATTAACTTTCGCATCATAAGCAAGAACAATCGCCATTTCGATTAGTTTCATTTTATCTTCTAACCGATTTACAAGTTCCACATCTTTTACATTATATTCTATAAATTTTTGATAATCTTCTTTCCAAAGAGTATGTAAAGAACCATACTCAGAATAATCTAATTTTCGTTCATTTAATTCAACGTGAGCAATATGATCTAATCTGTAAGATTCTTGATTGGTGTATGTAAATTTCTTAAATAGATCCAAGTAATCAAGAGTTCCAACACCCATAATTTCATATGCTTGTTGTTGTTTTGCACCACCAAATCCCATGACTGTTCTTTCACTCACAAAATTCCAAGGTGATAATGCAAATGCAAATGATTCGTCAAATAATAAAGTCATTCTGTTTACAAGATATGGTATAT